GGCAGGCCGAGGGCATCGCGGCGGCAAAGGCACGGGGCGTGCGCTTCGGCCGGGAAGCGATCGCCCGCCCGACGGAATTCGAGGAGCTGAGGCTCCGGTACAAGATCGGCGCGATCTCGTCCCGCGAGGCCGCGAGAGCGCTCGGAGTGTCGCACACAACTTTTCAACGCTGGTGCAAAGAAACCGCCTGACGGCGGGAGAAGAGGAGGAATCAACATGCTGGACCAAACGAAAAGACTGACCGCGCGGCGGGTGAACGGCATCCGCACGGGCTATTGGACGGCCGCCAAGAAGGAGCCGATCGTCCAGAAGCTCGGTGAGTATGAGGACACGGGCCTCGAGCCTGCCGAGATCCGCGAGCTCGCGGAGGAAAAGGCGCGCGCGTCCATGTGGACGGATCCGGCGGACGCGCTGCCGAACTACGGCGTGCGGGTGCTGATCGCCCGCGTGAAGGATCCCAACGAGCCGCCGATCGTCGAACAGGCGACGCGGGGCTTAAACGGCTGGTGGCGTGTCTACGGCACGAACGTGAAGCGGATCCTCGCCTGGATGCCGATGCCGAAGGCCCCGGAGGTGGCGAAATGATCTACCTTTACACGCTGCACCAGCTGGGCGGCGCCGAAGATGCCGCGCGATTCCGATTCGAGTCCTACAAGAACGCGGTGGCGATGGGCGGCATCCGCTGGAATCTTTACCGCTGCGTGGCGTCCGGCACGATCGAGGCCGCCGGCCAGATCACCGCCTGCGAGAAGATCTACGAGCGCTTCAACGTCGGCGAGAAGCCCGAAGGCTACAAGGGCCGCAGCATGAGCGTGAGCGACATCGTGCATCTGGTCACACCGGACGGCCAGGGCGACATCATCAGCGAGGACTGGTACTGCGACAACGTGGGGTTCCGGAAGATCGAGAAGGAAGGAGGCCGGGAACATGGCAAGAAAGAGTCAGCCGATTACTGTGACAATCGTGAACCCGGAGCGCATTGACGAGGCCGTCAGCCGCGGCCTGACAGCGCTGCTCAATCACGAGCTGCGCAAAGAGGGCAGCTCCGTGCGCGTGACCGTGAGACCGATCCACCCGACCGACAAGCACCGGCCATCTGATGGGCCAGCCGCTTCCGCAGGGTGATTTGGTCGGGTGCTGTCGGCAGCCGTCCCCTCCGGGGGCCGGTACAGCCGCAAAGAGAAGAAGGAGAAGAACAACATGGCATTTGAAGAGATTCTTGCACTCATGCCGCCCTTCGCGCGCTTTTTGTACTACTTCGGCGCGGTCGGCTTCAGTGCGCTGGCAGCGTGCGGATTCATGATGCTGATCCGCCTGATCGACCCGCCTCCGGCGGACTGGTGGAACGAGGACGGGGACTGAGAATGACGTGGATCCATGAATTCGATTACAGTTATCATCCGACCGCGATCGAGCGTTCCCGCGCGCACAGGTGGCTCGCGCGCGGCAAGGCCAGAGTCACGCACGAGAAGTACGGCAGCGTGATCCTGCCGAGCAGCTCGAAGCTCACGGCGCTTGAAAACGCGGCGGAGTTCTGGAAGTGCGACATCGGCGAACTCTTCGGCACGGCGAAGGTCGAACGGGTGCCGGACGACGCGGGGCCGGTGCGGCGGCCGAAAGAGTTTTACAGGAGTGAACCAGCATGAACGCAAAAGACAGCGCGCGCTGCACGAAGTGCATCTATTCCGGAAGAACCGGAGGCGGCGGGACCGGCAGCGCGACGACCTGTGATTATATCCTCGTGACCGGGCACAGGCGCTCCTGCGAGATCGGCACAGCGTGCACGGTATTCACAGCGAGGAAACACCCCGGACGGCCGCGGCGCTATTCCGGGATCTGAAAAACAAATCTGGAATGACCCGATGGCGGGGAGACGTCTTTTGTACAGCTTCCACGACTCCGCGCCGGCACGCGGCGGCTCGGAACCTCTCTGTCGCGAAGGGTGGGGGCGGCTCCGGCGCTTTATGTGGAATTTCACGCCGAAAAAAGGGGAGGGCGAGCCGCCGGGCATGACAATGAACTGAAAAATACGATCTGGAATGACCCCGCGGAGGTTTTTTCGCATTCTTCCCCTCCGCAGCAAAAAGGGGTGGGAGGCAGTTAGGCGGCGGCTTTTTGGCATGTTGTTCACGCCGCTCCAAGGGGCGGGCGGCTGCCGGATCGTTGAAGGAGGAAAACATGAGATACGAACAGAGCGAAGAGCTTGCCAGGATCGCCGAGGCGGTGATCAGTGTAGAGCCGGAACTTCAGTTCCTGACGTCGCCGGATTGCCGGATCGCCTATCTGATCTGCTCCAGGGCGAAAAGGAGCCGGGGGAAGGTCGTCTATGCCGCCGCGGAAAAGGTCAAGGACAAATACAAGGCGTTTATCGAGAGCGACTTCATCATCACATTCTACGCGGACGCGCTGGCCCTGGACGAAGATCACCAGAAGCGGGTGATGTACCACGAGCTTTTGCACATCAGTTTCGACGGTGAGAAATACAGCATCGTTCCGCACAATGTAGAGGACTTCCGCCAGTGCATCGACCGCTGGGGCGTGGACTGGGCGAGCGACCAAGGCGAGCAGATGACGATCGGAAAAGCGGGGAGATGATCAAATGAGAGAAGACGGCTGCGCATTAAGGATCGCGATCGTGGCGCTGAGCATCATCGTGCTGGCGGCGCTGACGGTCGCCCTTGAGCTGCTGGCGATCACCGTGTTCGAGGCGCTGACGCCGTCCGTCGAGGCGGCGGAGCCGCTGCAAACAGGCCGCGCCGGAGCCGATCACGCTGCAAACAAGCATCCGGCGGAGGAACCTTCCGCCGGATCAGCTGGGCTTCCGGCTCAGGATCCGGAAGAGCCGCAGGAGGACTTTGAGAACGCACTGATCGAAGAGGCGCTTCTCGCCAGGGCACACCGGATCGACGATTGCAAAATAACGTATTACTGCTGCGAGCGCTACGCGCACATCTGCGGCACAGGAGACGGCATCACGGCAGCGGGCAACGTGGTCACGCCTGGCATCAGCTGCGCGGTGCCGCCGGGCATCCCGCTCGGGAGCACGATCATCATCGACTGGGGCGACGGCAACCTGGAATACCGCAGAGCCGACGACCGCGGCAGCGGGGTGCTGGGTGATCACATAGATCTCGCGGTTCCCAAACACAAAGAGGCCCTTGACCTCGGCACCAGACGCGCCACGGTCTACTGGGCAGAGGAGGGCTGAGCTTTGCAAAAGTTTGCGATCGTGTGGCGTGAGAGCGCCTATAAAACAGGACGCTGTTGCAGCTGCGGCCGCAAGGTCATGGGCGCGGACGGCATCGACCCGATCAGGAAGCGCACACAGATCCTGCTGAGGACGGGCTATGACGGCATGATGCGCGAGTGCGTCGTGTGCGACTGCGGCAACGTGGTCGCCATCATCAAACAATACGAGGGCACAGGCAAGCCGGGCGAGCGGCGGGGCCGCTGGCTGGGCGACCTGTGACCCGGGGAAGGAGCAGTCATGAAACGCTGGACACTGAGAGAGCGGCGGCACGGCTCGGCGATCATCGACCCGGCCGTGCTGCCGAAGAAGCAGCTGGGAGTGATCCCCGCGTGCTTCATCGACAGGATCTATGAGCTCGAAAACCGGATCGAGAAGCTCGAGCCGGCGGAGCTCGCGCCCTGCCCGAATTGCCGAAGTGAGCAGCTGCAGGTGCGCAGCGGGTCACAGCCGAGCGAGACGCAGATCATCTGCCGGAACTGCGGCTGCGCCGGCCCGAGCCAGGATACTCCGGAGGGCGCGGTCTGGGCATGGAACACGCTTGCACGCTGGGAGGCCTGAGCGATGGCAAAGCAATCCGGCTTCCTGGTACGGCAGAAGGCACAGGCGCTGGTGCGTGAGAAGTTCGTGCGCGAGCTCGTCGGGCAGTTCGACGCCGACACGGTGATCATCGCGCTGTGCGAGACCTACGGCTTCGGCTACAAGCGCCTGATCCGCTTCCTGGACGCATGGACGAAAACGCGCGAGCGGTACGTCGCGGCGGTATTCCCGAAAGCGGATCCGGAGGCAGACGTCGCGCAGGAGCACCTGGACAACGCGCTCCGCGAGATCATGCGGCGGGGCGGGAAGGAACATGACTTCATGCCGTTCAAAGAGCGCTACCCGATGCTCATGGACGTGAGCTATGAACGGAAGAAATGAGGAGGGGGACACAATGAGCGTTGTGCGCTGGGTGCCGGTGGAGGAGAAGCTGCCGCCGGAGGGCGAGATCGTGCTGGTCGCCATCGACGGCGGCACGAAGCATAACAAATGGATCGGGGCGCTCGGCCTTGCGATCTGGTTCGGGCCGGGTGAAGGAAACGGCTGGGAGCTGCTGCACCCGGCGGTCGATACCTCGACCGTGACCGTGACGCACTGGCTTTACGGCCTGCCGGATCCACCGCACGCAGCGGCGTGGGAAAAGGCACACGGCTTCAAAGACTGAAAGACCCGGGGCCGGCTGGGGATCACGAAACGCTGCGGGAGGTGCGGGACAATATGCAAAGGGTAAAAGCCCGCATCTTCGCGGGCGTTGTATGCGAGCAGATCGTTTTCAACATCGGCGACAAAACGAATATCAAAACAGCCAGACCCGCTCAGCCTCGCTTTCGTGACGAGGCGGAGCGGGAAAAACACAGGGTCGGCATCCTGCGGCGGAACCACGCGCGGCTCGTCAACGCGAACTTCACACCGGCAAGCCTGTACTCGACTCTCACGATCGACAACGAGCACGAGGTGCACACCTTTGAAGAGGCGCGGCGCCTTCGCAACAACTTCGTCCGGCGGCTGCAGCACGCCTGCCCGGATGCGAAGATCATCATCTACATGGGCCGCGGCAAGGGCACCGACCGGATCCACATGCACATGCTCTCCGACGGCGTACCGGCCGAGCTCATCACGGCGAAGTGGGGCCTTGGCAGCGTGACGCGGATCATGAACCTGAAAAAGCACTGCTATTATGACGGCCGCGACCACGGCCAGGACTACACCGGCCTCGCCAACTATTTGTTCGACCACTGGACGCCGGAGCAGGGCGGACACCACTTCAAGGCCACGCGAAATCTTATGAAGCCGGAGCACGAAAAGCCTGCGCCGGCAAAGATCGAATACAGCCAGAAGCGCGCGCCGCGCTGCCCGAAGGGCTACGAGCTCGTCGAGGCCAGCGGGACCAGCTACGGCTATTACTATTTCAAATATGTGAAGATCCCGGAAAAGGAAAGACGAACACGAACACCGAAGACCTGAGCGAAGACGCTCTTTATTATAAACAGAGACCCGAGGAGAGCCGAACAGAGGGCGGCTTTTCCAAAGCCTTGTAAATGTGTAAAGTTTTAGAACGACGGGCAGGAGATGATGAACACCTTGAACGCAAAACAGTTTCTGCTCCGGGGCAGACAGGCCGAGGCGAGAAGACGATCGCTCCTTGCCGCGAAGGAGCGGGCGTATTCTGCCGCACTCTCATCTTCGGCGCTCGGCTCTGCAGGCGGCAGCGGGCACCGCAATTCCCGCAGCGTCGAGCGTGCGGCCATGCTCGCGGCGGAATCTGACAGGCAGCTCCGTGAGGTCGACCGGATCCTCGCGGAGATCCAGCATGTCATCGGCGGCGTGAAAGACAACACACTCGCCGCGCTCCTCACGGACTACTACGTCCTCGGCCTCACCTGGGAGCAGACCGCCCAGGCGATCCACTACTCCCCGGCGCACACCATCCACATCCTGCACCCGAAGGCGCTCGCGGCGGCACAGACCGCCCTCGAAAAGCGCCGGAAAAAGTGCGAATAGAATCGAACACCCGTCCCGTGATAAGATTTAAACTGCCAGGGGGCGGAGAGGTGAGAGACATGAGCACAAATCCGCGCTACCAAAACGGCGCGCTGCGGCGGAAAAACCGGGCGCGTCTTCGTGCGATGGGCGGCGAGTGCGGCATCTGTCACGGACGTCTCGGGCCCATTCACTACGACGAGCCGAGCGACGGGCAGCACCCGCTCTCGTTCGTGATCGACGAGATCAGACCGGTGAGCCGGTGGCAGGAATTTGGATACAGATCAGCAGCTGCGGCGGCGGAAGATTTCAACAATCTTCAGCCGGCGCATTATATTTGCAACGCAAGGAAAGGCGCGTCGATCGCGCCCGCCAGAATCATCAAAAAACGGCCGAAGATCGTCGTAGACGGTGAGTGGTGAGCCCCAGGCAGGGGGAGGGACCCCCCAGGCCCGCAAGGCGACTCATCCGCCGTCCAGCGCCGATTTACCCCCGCGCGATCGCGCGCGATGGGGGTGGCCGGAAGCAGGGAGGAGATAGCCATGGGCAAGACCAAGCTGAAGCGGAACATGGAGGCCGAGCGGGAGAAGCTCACGGCCCTCCTCGACAAAGCAGCACCGGAGAAACGGGAGGCGCTCCGCGGCCTGATCCCGCATCTGGCGTTCACGAAGGCCAAACTCGACGAGGCGAAGGTCATGTACGAGGCCGAACTCCTCGTGATGAACTACGACAACGGCGGCGGCCAGAAGGGCATCCGCGAGAACCCGAAGATGAAGGCCTACGCGAATCTCTTCAAGCTCTACCTCGAGGGGACGAAAGAGTTCCTGCGCGCGCTGCCGGCTGAGGAGAGCCAGGCGGCGGAGGAGCAGATCATCTCGCCGCTGCAGCAGATCCTCGAGCGCAGAAGGGCGGCGGCTGCGGAATGAGAGGCTCACAGGAGCCGCGCATCGCCGTGGAGCCGGAGCGGATCGCGAGCGACGGCCAGGACGCGGCGGATCTGATGGCGGCCTACGGCAACTGCCTCGACCCCTGGCAGCAGCTCGTCGTGAACTGCTGGCTCGGGAAGGACGAGGCCGAGCGCTACACAATGACATCGGGCGGACTCACGCTCCCCAGGCAGAACGGCAAGAACGTCTGCATTGAGGCGCGTGAGTTTTTCGGTATGCTCATCGGCGGCGAGAAGATCCTGCACACGGCGCATCAGGTGCGCACCGCGAAGAAGAGCTTCAGGAGGATCGAGCGCATGTTCACCGACAAGCGGCACCCGGAGATCCTCGCGGCGGTCAAGTCGATCCGCTACACGAACGGCGAGGAGTGCATCGAGCTCATCAACGGCGGCAGCATCGAGTTCTCGGCCAGATCCCGCCAGGCGGCCCGCGGCTTCGACGGCATCTCGCTCGTGATCTTCGACGAGGCGCAGGAGCTGACAGACGAGCAGGTCGAAGCGATCCTCGCGACGCTCTCGGCCTCGGCGACCGGCACCCGCCAGATCATCTATGCCGGCACGGTGCCATATCCCGGCTGTCCTGGCGACGTGTTCCGCCGGCGGCGGGAGGTCTGCCTGAGCTCCCCGGGCCCGCACGACGCCTGGCATGAGTGGGGCGTGACCGGCAGGAGCCTCGAAGAGATCCGGCTCGACGATCCGGATCTCTGGTACATGGCCAACCCCGCGCTCGGGCTGCATCTGTCCGAAGACTTCACGCGGGAGGAGCTGCGCAGCATGAGCCAGGACGGCTTCGCACGTGAGCGGCTCGGCTGGTGGTCGCCGGTGATCGAGCGGAAAGCGGAGCTCTGCATCGATCAGGAGGCCTGGGAAAAGTGCGCCTCGAGCGCAACGAAGCCGGAGGGCAAGACGGCCTACGGCGTCAAGTTCACGGCGGACGGCACGGAGGTCGTCCTCGCGGCGGCGGTCTGCCCGAGAGAAGGCCCCGCGCGCATCGATCTCATCGACCGGAAGCCGACCGGCTACGGCACGCGCTGGCTCGCGGACTGGCTCTGCGAGCGCTACGCCAAGGCCTGCTGCGTCGTGATCGACGGCCGCAACGGCGTCGACGTTCTGGTCGACAAGATCTCAGATACATGGCGCGTGAAGGGCTCCGTGATCCGGCCGAACGCGCGCGACATGCTCGCGGCGGTCTCCACGCTCACAAACGAACTAACCGAGCAGACCGTCACATGGAACATCCGGCAGACGATGCTGAGCGAATCGGCGAAGACATCGATCAAGCGGCCGCTCTCGGGCGGATGGGCATTCGGCGGCGAGGATCCCGCTCCGCTCGAGGCCTGCGCCCTGGCACTCTGGGGCTGCCGCAACTCGCGGCGGGATCCGACACGAAAAATGAGAATCGGGTGAAGACATGAATTTCGGAAACATCATCGAGGCCGAGGGGCTCGGAGCGGTCGAGCGCGAGCAGCTGCGCACGCTCATGGACATCTACCGGAGCCACCTCGCGAAGAACGCGCTCAAGCGCCGCTACTACGAGGGGCACATCCCGCTCTCTGAGGTCAATCTCGGCATTGCGCTGCCCGAGGGCCTGCGCGGGCTCGAGATCGGCTGCGCCTGGGGAGAGAAGGCGGTGGACGTGCTCGCCGCGCGCAGCATGTTCGACGGCTTCGTCGCCATGAACGGCGAGCGGGCGGAGACTATGACGCAGCTTGCGAACGCAAACCGGCTCACGGCGGAATACGCCAAGGCCTGCCGCGACGAGCTCAAGTATGGCTGCACATTCGCGACGCTCTCGGCCGACCGCGCGATCGGCTGCCGGATCCGCTTTCACTCGCCCGAGACGGCGGCGGCCAGCTGGAGCGGCGAGAAGGGCCGCATCGCGAGCGGCTTTGCCGTGATCGATATGACCTTCAGCGCCGACACGCAGGAGCGGGTGCCGTCGCTTGTGAACCTCTACACAGACGAGGCGATCTGGGTGCTGCGCCGCACGAAAAACAACTGGACGGCGGAGCGTCACGCCCACCGCATGGGGCACCCGCTCATGGAGCCGCTCACCTGGAACGCGACGAGCAAGAAGCCCTTCGGCCGCAGCCGCCTCAAAGAGCCGGTGCGGCGGCTCATCCAGAGCTATGTGCGAACGGTGGCGAACGCGACGATCGGGCTCGAGTTCTCGACGTCGCCTCAGAAGTATTTGCTCGGCGTGACCGATGACCAGTACGACGCCGTGATCAGCGAGCGCTTCCGGACCTATGTCGGATCCATGTTCACATCGACCGACAACCCGGAGACCGGCAAGGCGCCGACCTTCGGCCAGCTCCCCCAGGGCACGATCGAGCCGCATGTGCAGATGCTCAGGATCCTCGCCACGCAGTTCAGCGCGGCGACCGGCCTCACCGTGACCGACGTCGGCGTCGTGAACGACGCGAACCCGACCAGCTCCGACGCGATCCTCGCCCAGAGTCAGACGCTCGTGCTCATGGCCGAGCAGCTCAACGCCTCCAACGGCGACGCGCTTTATAACATCGCCCAGATGGCGCAGGCGATCGCGGCCGGCACGACGGTCGAGGCCCTGAGCGACGAGGCAAGGGGCGTGATCGCGCACTTCAAGAACCCGGCCATGCCGAGCGTGAGCGTGACGGCGGACGCGGCGGTGAAGATCGCGGGCGTGCGGCCGGAATTCGCCGCGACCGACGTCTTTGCCGAGATGCTGGGCTTCTCCCAGGCCGACATCCGCCGGATCCGCGCGCAGGAGGCAAGGGCGCGGGGGCTTGCGGTGCTGAGTGAGGAGTTCACGGCGGAAGAGGGCGAAGACAATGACGCTCTCACGGTCTGACTGGAAGGCATACATCGACCGGCTCGCGCAGATCAATGAAAGAGCCGGCGCTCTGATGCAGCAGTACCTCGACGCGAACGGCTATGAGGACACCCAGCGCCTGATCGCCTACGCATACGCCCTGGCGACGAAGTACGGCGGGGCGGCTTCGTCGCTCGCCTGCGAGATGTACGACGCGCTCGCGCTCGCCCAGGGAGCGGCACTGCCCGCGGCGGAACCGGCTGAGACCGCGGACTTCGGCGAGGTGGCCAAGGCCGTGTGCGGCACGATGAAGAACGGGCGCAACTCCGTGCCGGACACCGTCTCGCGGCTTGTGAAGCAGGCCGGGGCGGATACGACGGTGAAGAACGCGCTGCGCGACGGCGCCGAGTGGGCATGGATCCCGAGCGGCGACACCTGCGCCTTCTGCCTGACGCTCGCCTCAAGAGGCTGGCAAAAAGCCTCGAAGAAGACGCTGCGGGGCGACCACGCCGAGCACATCCACGCGCATTGCAACTGCGAGTTCGCGATCCGCTTTGACGGCAAAAGCACCGTCGCCGGTTATGATCCTGACGCCTACCGCGCCGCCTACGACCACGCCGAAGGCAGCACCCCAAAGGAAAAAATAAACGCCCTGCGCCGCGACTGGTACGCCGGGAACAAGGACAAAATCAACCAGCAGAAGCGCGCGGCGTATGCGGCGAAGAGTGTGCGGACAAAACAAATTGCCTCTGTTGACAAGGGCGTGAAAGCCGGTATAATTGAAGGCGAATATGACCATGCGGACATTCAAAGAGCGATAACACAAGAAAGCACAAATTTTGTTATTCGTGACATCGATCATCCGGACAGTCTTTATGGAGAAGCGTGTGAAAAAATACCGAGGCTGAAAGGCTTTTATGATGTAAAGCTGCACGGATCTCCGAATCTTGTCAAAGTGTTCAACTCCCCTGTAGATGCAGAAGAACTTGCGAGAATTCTTCTGATGCGTAAAGATTACAGTGGGGAGCCAATACGACTGTTGTCATGCGAAACAGGAAAACTCAGAAACAACACATGTGTCGCCAAAGAATTAAGCAGACTTCTCGGTGTTGATGTTTTGGCGCCAACTGAGGATATGTATGCGGGGGAGTCCGGAAGAATTGTTATAAAATCGAAATATGGTGTGAGCGGCATAATGAGGTTATTCCATCCGGGAGGAGATTATGAAGACAATTTCCAACTTCAGGACTGAAATCAAAAGAGCCGAATATGAACCGGAAGAAAAAGAGAAGCTCCTGCATTACATGAGCAGGAGAGAATTTCTTTTTGCGGCGTCATCGGCGAAAATCACTGATTTCATTACAGGGAAGAGAATTCTTGACAGGCCAAGGCTTATATACAGAGACGATTCCTTCGAATGGGAATCAGAAGAAGTATATCTCCTCGAACAATACGACCTTGCGTTATCAGAAGAGTTTATCCAGCATGTAATCAAGAAAAGCTCTATCTGAGGCGAATATAACAAGCGGGTTAAAAACTGAAAAGCACTGGAGGGAACAGATACATGCTGAAAGAAATAATCATTGCAAAAACGGAAGAAAGAAAGTCTCTCCATGAACACATGAAGAGACTTTCAGGAGTTGAGGTTCCAGCAAACTACCTTGAGCTCGGAGTTCCGGAAAGTTTCGAAAAACTGTACAGAATCTCCTTAGCCGATACGCTGGGGCTTGCGATTGGCAGCCTTGTGCTGCTGAATGCGCTTCGCGGTTTCGTCAAAGAGATCGGAAATTTGTTCAGGTGACATGCCTGACAGATCCTGCTGCTCAAGATATAGCAGCGCAAGGCGATCACGAAGCTCGAGTGTTCTGTTGCAAGATTCCATAAGCTCACTCCTTTCCTTAAAACTTAAACCATGCGGCAACATGGCTTAGTAAGGCAATTATACCACAACTGAATAAACAGCACGAGGCAGAAATGCTCCGTGCTGTTATTATACCCTACGGCAGGGGCAATGCCGGAAAAATTACGCGAAAGCGGAGGAAAACAGCATGGCAGAGACAGTGAGACAGCCAGAGCAGGCCACGGCGGCGGAACAGCCGGAGCGCACCTTTACGCAGTCTGAGATGAACGCGATCGTGAGCGACCGCCTCAGCCGCGAGAGGGCGAAGTATGCGAACTATGAAGAGCTTCAGCAAAAGGCCAGGGAGCTGGACGCCATCAAAGAGCAGGGCAAGACCGAGCTTGAGAAGGCGACCGAGAAGATCAGCGCCCTGCAGAAGCAGATCGAGACGATGACCCGCGCCGATACGATCAGGAAGCTCCGCGATAAGGTATCCGCCGAGACCGGCGTACCCGCGGCCGTCCTGAGCGGCGAAGATGAAGAGAGCTGCAAGGCACAGGCGAAGGCCATCCTGGAATTCGCGAGGCCAAACAGCTATCCGACCGTGCCGGACGGCGGAGAAGTACACGCCGAACCCGGCGGAAAGACCAGAGACCAGTTTTCCAGCTGGTTCCATGAACAGATGAAAGGAGCTTAAATCATGGCAGACATCAACCGTACCACCAACAGCATGGCGCTTCCCTCCGAGATCTCGAGCGAGATCCTCCAGAACGTCCAGCAGGAGAGCGCGATCATGCGTCTCGCGCGCCGCGTGAGCCTCCCCGGCCGCGGCCTCACCATTCCCGTGATCACCGGAGACCCGACGGCTGCGTGGGTGGCCGAGACGGCCGCCAAGCCCGTGAGCAACGGCACCCCTGGCACGAAGCTCATGCAGGCCTTCAAGATCGCCTGCATCGAGACCTTCTCGAAGGAGTTCGTCCGCGACGCTGCGGCGCTCTACGACGCCCTGATCGCGCGTCTCCCCGGCGCGCTCGCGGCCGTGTTCGACAGCACGATCATCGGCGCGACGCCCGCTCCCAGCCAGACGAACTTCGACACATTCGCAGCGTGCACCGCGCAGAGCATTCTGAACGCGAACAACGGCACCTATCTCGGCCTTGTCGCAGCGGACGCTGACATCGCGGCGCACGGCGGGATCATGAACGGCCTCGCGCTCTCCGCCCAGGCACGCGGGCTGCTGCTCTCGGCCGTCGATACCACCAACCGCCCGCTCTTCCTCGCCTCCGCCAAAGAGGGCGTGGTCGATCAGGTGCTCGGCGTTCCGACCTACTTCAACAAAGCGCTCTACAAGGCGGCTGCGGGCTCCAATCCGGCCGTGATCGGCATCGCCGGCGACTGGACGAAGGCCATCTTCGGCACCGTCGCGGGTGTGGAGATCTCCATCTCCGACACCGCGACCCTCGTGAGCGGCAGCGGCGCAAGCGCAACCACGATCAACCTCTGGCAGCAGAACATGGTCGCCGTCCGCGCCGAGATCGAGGTCGGTTTCCGCGCCCAGACCGAGGCCTTCAACCTCCTGACCGGCGCCACGGCCTGATATGGTCCGATTCATCAACAAGCAGACCGGCACGGAGATGTGGGTCGATGAGGCCCGCGCAGACGAGTACAAGGCGGCAGGCCACACGCCTGCCGCTGAGGTCTCGCTCCGGGAGCCGGAAACAATGACAGCCAAGACGAAGGGAGGGCGAAAGAATGTCCCTCACAACAAGCTACGCGACGGTTGAAGACGTCAAGGCCGGATTCAGGGAGCTGAGCGAGGACGAGGAGACGCGCTGCGAGCAGCTTTTGAAAGAGGCTGCTGTCCTGATCGACGCGATCGCGGCGGACGCCTCAGCTGACGCGAAGCTCGTCGTCTCCTGCCGCACCGTGCGGCGGGCGCTCGGCGACGGTGAAGATGCCGTCGTCCCGATGGGCGCGACGCAGGGCAGCATGTCCGCCGGCGGCTATTCGCAGTCCTGGACGATCTCCAACGGCGCGAGCGGGGAGCTCTATCTCGGCCGCACCGAGAAGCTGCTCCTCGGCGTCGGGAACCGGATCGGAGCGCGCAGCCCGCTCGAAGGGATGGTGCAGACATGATCAGAGGCATCACCGTCACGCTCTACGAGCGTACTGAGAGCGGCACAGACGCCTTCGGCGCGCCGGAGTATACAGAGACACCCGTCACGGTGGAAAACGTCCTCGTGACGCCTGTGCGCGCAGAGGACGCGGCAAACGCGCTCGCCCTGCACGGCAAGCACACGGTCTATACCCTGTGCATCCCGAAGGGCGACACGCACACCTGGACGGAGCGGCGCGTCGAATTCCTCGGCGAGTCCTGGCGCACGGTCGGGACCGGCCGCGAGTACATCGAGCGCATGGTCCCGCTCGGCTGGAACCGTCAGATCGAGGTGGAACGCTATGAGTAAAAAAGGATTCGAGCTCAATCGTGAGGGCGTGCGCACGCTGCTGCGTTCGCAGGAGGTCATGGACGCCTGCATGAAGCTCGCCACAGCGGCGGCGGGGCGCTGCGAGAAGGAAGTGGAGATCTCACCCTACACGGGGCGCAACCGCGTGAACGTCTCGCTTTCGGCCTCCGGCGCCGACAACGCGCTCCTGCGGGCGATGGGAGGCGGATCATAATGCTCATTGAACAGATCGTAAAGGAGAACCTCGAGCGTTGGCTCGAGGTTCCTGTCTACACGGAGCTGCCGGCGTCCCCGCCGGAGTCCTACGTGCTCATCGAGCGCACGGGCGGCGGCGGGGAGAACCATATCCGCGCGGCCGTGTTCGCGATCCAGGCCTACGGAGGGAGCCTGTACGACGCGGCGGTACTCAACGAGGAGGTCAAGGCCGCGATGGACAAGCTCGCGCGCCGCGGCGAGATCGCGCGCTGCAAGCTCAATACGGATTACAACTTTACGGACCCGGAGACGAAGCGCTACCGCTATCAGTCGCTCTGGAACATCACACACTACTGAACCGGGAAAGGAGTCAGAGGAAATGCCTATTGCAAATGTGGATACCGGCAATGTGAGCCTGGGCAAGCCGAAAACCGGCGGCGCTGTTTTCAGAGCGCCGAAGGGCACCGCACTGCCCACGTCGGCCACGGCCGCGCTCTCGAACGATTTCACGTCTATGGGCTATATCAGCGAAGACGGCGTCGTCAACGCGAACAGCCCCGAGAGCGAGGTCATCCGCGCCTGGGGCGGCGATGTGGTCATGGCCTATCAGAACGATCGGGAGGATACCTTCCGCATGACGATGATCGAGGCCTCGCGCATCGCCGTGCTCGAGAGCGTCTACGGTGAGGACAACGTCTCCGGCACGGATCTCGCAAGCGGGATCTCCGTGAGCGCGAACGCCGCTGACCTGGGCGAATACGTCTATGTGATCGACACGCTGCTGCGCGACAATGTTCCGCACCGGACCGTGATTCCCTGCGGCAAGGTGACGGAGCTCGGCGACGTGAACTACAGCGACAGCTCCGTCGTGGGCTACGAGGTCACGATCACCGCGATCGCCGACAGCTCCGGCAACACGCACTATGAATACTTCGGAGGTGGCGGCTCGTGATCCGGGGCACAACGAGCGCCGGCTTTGCCTTCACGATCGATGAGGGCATCGACCGCGACTACCGCTTCATCCGCGCCTACCGGCAGATCAAAGCCAGCGACCCGGAAGCGGCGCTCGCCGGCGCGGTCGACCTCGTGAGCATCGTGTTCAACGACCGGGCGCAGGAGGACGCCTTCCTGCGCTCGATCGCCGACGAGAACGGCCGCGTGCCGGCAGACCGCGTCTATGCGGGCATCAACGAGATCCTCGCTATCGCGGCGGAGAAGAGCAAAGCGGTAAAAAACTCCTGACCCTCTGCGGAATGCTGTCGGAGGACGAAGACGCGCTGATCTGCGATCTTGCGGAGACATACGGGATCTTCGACTATGAAGCGCTGCCTCCGAAAACGGTGGCGGCGCTTTGTTCCGGTCTGAGGGAATCAAGCCGCATCTTCCGACGGATGAGCGGCACAACGTTAAGCCTCGAGCAGCTGCTCTTAGCGGAGGCGGTCGACCGGCTCGGCCTGCTGCTGTGGCAGCGCACGAAGGACGGCACCCGCGGGCGAAATCGCCCGGACTCCATTTTGCGGCTGCTCACGAAGACGCCGGACGAGAAGCCGCAGGCGTTCGCGAGCCCGGAGGCGTTTGAAGAAGCCTGGAAACGGGCGACCGAAGGGAAGTGAATTATTTGCCAGACGGAACCAACATTGGAAAATACTATGTGCAGATCGTCCCGAGCGCGCAGGGCATCTCCGGATCCATCTCGGGCCTGCTGGATGGCGAGGCGGCGGAAGCCGGAGCGTCGAGCGGTGCGAGCATAGCGGGGAACCTCGTCGGCACGCTCAAAAGCGCAGTCGCGGCGGCGGGCATCGGCAAGTTCATAGGCGAGAGCCTGCGCGCCGGCGCGGATCTGCAGCAGAGCGTCGGCGGCATCGAAACGCTCTTCGGGACCAACGGCAAGAGCATCGAGGAGTTCGCGGCCTCCGCCGGCAAGAGCGTCGCGGAGGTGCGCGGTGAGTATGAGATGCTCGAGCGCGCCCAGGAGACGGCGCTCGGAAACGCCAGGAACGCCTACCAGACGGCGGGTCTTTCGGCCAACGACTACATGCAGACAGTCACGGGCTTCGCGGCAGCGCTGAAAGCTTCGGGCATCAGCGAGCTGGAAGCGGCGGAGGCCGCGGACAAGGCCGTGATCGCGATGGCCGACAATGCCAACAAGATGGGCACGGACATGTCCTCGATTCAGACCGCCTATCAGGGCTTTGCCAAGCAGAACTATACGATGCTTGACAACTTGAAGCTCGGCTACGGCGGCACGAAGGAAGAGATGAAGCGCCTGCTCGAGGACGCGAGCGCGCTCTCGGGCGTGGAGTATGACATGTCGAACCTCGCCGACGTCTACACGGCGATCGGCGTCATCCAGGACAACCTCGGCATCACCGGTACGACGGCGAAAGAGGCGGCGTCGACCTTCAGCGGATCCTTTGCGGCCATGCAGGCCGCAGCGGGGAACCTGATGGCGGATCTCGCGCTCGGCAACGAGATCGATCTCACGCCGCTTTTAACGTCGGTACAGACATTCATCGTGGGCAACTTCCTGCCGATGCTCGCCAACATTGCCCAGGCGGTGCCGCAGGCGCTCAGCTCGGCCGTTCCGCTCGTGATCGAGGGCATGGGCCAGATGGGCGCAGCGATCGGTGAGCAGCTGCCCGGCATCATCCAGAAGGGCCTTGAAATGGCACAGGGCCTTGCCGAGGGCCTCCGCACGAATGCGGGAATGCTGGTCGACAGCGCGATCGAGCTTGCCTTGAACCTCGCGCAGGGCCTTGCCGATTCCATCCCGACGATCGTTGAAAACGTTCCGACGATCGTCTCGAGCATCGCGAACACGATCAACGACAACGCGCCGAAGATCCTGCTCGCGGCGGGGCAGATCATCATCACGCTCGTGAAGGGCCTGATCGATTCTATTCCGGTCATCGTGCAGAACATGCCGAAGATCGTCATGGCGATCGTGGACGTGATCTCCGCGTTCAACTGGATGAGCCTCGGCGGAAAGATCATCGATCTCTTCGGTCAGGGCATCGGATCCATGGCGGGCTTCATCAAGTCGACGGCGCAGAGCCTTGCGGACGACCTGATCGGCACGCTCAAAACGCTGCCGGATACGCTGCGCTCGCTCGGCGGAGAGCTCGTCCGCGGGCTCTTCAACGGCATGACGGACATGCTCGGCTGGCTCAGGGAGAAGATCCTCGGCTTCGGCGCGAATGTCATCAGCGCGGCGAAGGAGGCCTTCGGCATCCACTCGCCCTCGAAGGTCTTCCGTGACGAGGTCGGCATGATGCTCGGCCTCGGCGCGGCGGAGGGCATCAGCGCGAGCACGAAGGCGGCACAGGCGGCCGCCGGCGAGCTTGCCGACAAGGTCCGCACGGCGGCGGGCGCTCAAATCAGCGTCGGCTATCAGCCGGGCGCGGATGAGCTCATGCAGTCGGGCGCGCCGCTGCGCGCGGCGATCTCAAGCGGCTGGGCAGAGCCGGCGGGCAGAACGAACGGAGCCGACATCGCGGCGGCAGCGTCCGCGATCATCGCGGCGATCCGCAGCAAGGACATGACCGTCACGCTGGACGGCCGCACGATCGGCAAGACCGTGCAGCCCTATGTCGCGGCGGAGACGGCGCGCCGCGGCGCACGCTTCGCACCCGCTTAAAAGGAGGGTAAGAAATGACGATAACAGTTGACGGCGTGGACCTTCTGCAGCACACCGCTCAGGACGGCGTCAAGTATAAGCGCGTGGACATCGACGGCGGCCAGGGCGGCACATCGATCCTCGGCACCCAGATCGTCGACATCTACGCCTCAAAGATCGAGTACGAGCTGCACTACAAACCGCTCACCGAGACGCAGCTCCGCCAGGTGCTCAGCGCCGTGGCGACGGAGACCTTCACGGCGACCGTGACGGACCCGCTCTATGGCAGCGACGTGACCATCACCATGATGGTCACACAGCCGCCACAGGCGGTTTTGTCGAAACGAGAACAGGACGGGACGCTTACCTATACGGGCGTCTCGCTGACGCTCCGGGAGGTGTGAGATGGCGCTTGCATGGAGTCAGATCACGATCGCGGACGGCATGGCCTTCGGCGCGCAGTCGATCGAAGAGGTGAACTTCTCGGAGAGCACGGACGTGAGCGGCAGCGAGCTGGCGGCGGACGAGATGACGGCGGTCGTCCAGTACACGCCGGAGAGCGACGCTGCGGACGCCTACCGCGGCACGTTCCCATACGGCGCCGCGGTCGAATATGAGAAAATGGCTGCGGAGGGTACAGCCTTCTGGCGGAGATACTACCTCACGAGCTTCAACCGCATCGGAAAGAGCCGGTGGAAGATCACGGCCCAGGGCCCCGCGGGGCTCCTGGACGGTGTCGCGCACCGCGGCGGGATCTATGAGAACCGGACCTTTGCGTCGGTGCTCGAGGAGATCGCCGGAGCGAGCGGGGATATATTCACCTATCAGGTGGCGGCGGATCTCGCGGCCGCACGCGTGAACGGCTGGCTGCCGATCGCGACGGCGCGGGAGAATCTGCACCAGCTGCTCTTTGCTACGGGCGCGATCATGGTGCACGATCAGGCAGCCGGCGGCGTGCTGTTTCAGTATCCGCAGCGTTCGAGCGGCAGCATCGACCGGGCACGTACCTTCATCGGCGGCACGGTCGAATATCCGGAGGAGGTCACGGCGGTCGAGCTGGTGGAGCACACATACACGATGAACGCCGAGACGGCGGATACGCTCTTTGACAACACCGGAGATCTCACGCCGGCGGCCTCGACGCTCGTCGAGTTCAACGGCGCTCACTACGCGCTCGGCGTCGATACGTCGGTGCCGGAATCGACGCTTACGATCGATGCTTGGGGCGTCAACTGGGCCGTGGTCAGCGGCGTCGGGATCCTCCGCGGCTACCCGTACACGGACAGCGCGCGCATCGTGCGCAAGGAGACCGGACAGAGCCAGGGCAAGGTGATCCGCGCAGACGGCTGCACGCTCATTTCACCGCTCAACTCCGACGGCATCGCGGCGAACCTCGCGCTCCGGTACGCACCGGAGGCGATCCGGATCCGCTGCGACTTCTGCGCGGACGATGGCGAGACGCCGGGGCTCAAAAAGTCGGTCGCGAACCCGTTCATTGAGACAAAGGACGAGAGCGCCTACATCGAGAGCATGGAGACGAAGATCACGGCCATTGCCAGGGCAAAGGCGAGCTTTCTCGCGGGATATACGCCGGGCACGCCGCAGTACAAACACATCAGAGTTTTCCACGGAAACGGGAGCTTTACGCTCCACGCCTCGATCGCGCGCGTGCGCGTCGTGCTGATCAGCGGCGGCAGCGGCGGAAGCGCCGGGCTCCGCGGCGGAGAGGGTGTGCGGCCGGACAACGGCACAGGCACCCGCCAGGGCACGCTTGGCACTGCCGGCGCCGGCGGCGCAGGAGGAACGGCGGGCAGCGGCGGCAGGATCCTGATAGTCGACGACGTCGTCAACCCGAACGGCCGGCTCACGGTCCGATTCAATACGGGTGCCGGAGGCTCCGGCGGCGCTTATGACCCGAGCGCGTCCGAAGGCGCGGCGGGCACTGCCGGCAGCGACACGACGGCAAGTGTCGACAACGGCATCACGACCGAGTCGTACACCACGGCGGACGCTGCGGCATACACGAAGGAGACCGGCTACTACGACGTGATCAATGGCATCGCCTACGGAGCCGACGGCGCGCCTGGCGTTTCGGGCGGCGACGGCTACGAGATCATCGAAAGCGTCGCCCAGCTGGGGCGCGATCCGGTCTATACGGTCAAGGATCCGGACGGGACACTGAGGAGATGCGGCGCCTCGGGTCAGGATAAGGAGCTTGAGACCCGACTGTACAGATACTGGTTCGGCGGCGGTGGTGGTGGCGGCGCCGCGGTCGGCTTCGACGGCGGCATCGGAGGAAACGCAGAGGTCACAAGCGCCGGCGGAGCTCAGAACATGAGCGGCAGCGGCGGCGCAGGTGCGAGCGCGGCCGCGATCTTTAAGACGCAGCATTACGGCTGCGGCGGATCCGGCGGACATGGCGGCGGCGGCGCGGGCAAGGCCGGAGGCAATGCCTTCAGCGCCTCGCAGAACAACATCGGCTGGCAGGGCACGCCGGGCGACGGCACATCCGGCCAGCCCGGCGCCGACGGCTGCGTGCTGGTGTACTACTGAGCCGAGGGAAAGGAGGAGCCGGATTGAGACGGTATTGTACCAACATCATCGAGATGGAGATCGACGGGAGAGACGATCTTGCATCCTGCAAGCTCTACGCGACGGTAGAGCAGAAGTTCAAGAACAAAGAAGTTGAGATCACAAAAAGCGGAAGCGACCTGACGGTCGACGGTCAGACGGTGACGTTCACACTCTCGCAGGCTGAGAGTGCGCAGTTCAAAGCAGGGGAAATGGCGGGGATCCAGCTGCGCGGCATCACAGCCGGCGGCGAGGCCTGGGGCACGAACATCTGCGGAGTAGAGGTCAGTGAGGCACTTTATGAGGAGGTGATCAGCTATGCCGGAACTTAACAGAGAAACGATTCGGATGCGGGTCGAAGAGCAGACGCTTGTGACCATGAAAACGCAGCCTGCCAATAACATCAGGATCGACAAGACCCTGACGAAAGAGAATCAGGCGGCGGAGGCCAAGGCGACCGGCGACCGGATCGCCGAAGAGGCTACCGCCCGCGCGGCAGCGGACACCGCACTCCAGCAGAGCATCGCGGCCGAGACCGAGGTCAGAGCATCGACGGACACAGCGCTGCAGCAGAGCCTTGAGGCCGAGACTGCTGCCAGAGCGTCGGCGGTGAGCGCTGAGATCGCAAACCGCGAGAATGGCGATACCCTCCTGCAGAGCCAGATCGACCAGATCATCGCTCCCAGCGGCGAGGCCCCGTCCGCAGCTGAGGTCGAGAACGCGCGCATCGACGTGGACGGCGAGGTGCATGCCACGCTCGGTGAGGCGATCCGGGAGCAGGTGCAGGGGGTAAAGAGCGCCTTAAATGCTCTCACCAAAAGTGTAGACTTTGATTATAGTTTGGCAGAAACAAATCATTACGGACTCACATCGAATGGTGTCTGGAATAAATCAAATGCTCAGACAAGTTGTGTTTTTGCTGTGCCAAACGATGTGAAAAAAATTAAGGTTACAGCTGGTGCGAATGGAGCTATCCTCGGTTTCTTGAATACGTTTGAGCCTGTACCCGGTTCTAACGTAGATTTCTCACCTGATTATGCAACAAGAATTACTCTTGCCGCTGGTGCAACAGCTGAATATGAAGTTACCGACACAGTCAATTTCATGTTCACACTTCTTGTTAGCTTAACTTCTGTGAATCAGACGCCTACCACTGAGTTAGTGTGCCCTGTTGTAGCTGTTGATAAGGAACTCAATATTCCGGGTATTCCTGCGGATGCCGCCGCTTGTGGAGAAGTGGCCGCTACTTCGGAATCTAATGAGCAAGATTTGATACACTTAAACGTTCATAACTATCTGAAACCTAATAAAAACGAAACAACAGCATATGGTGTCAAGTATACACCTGATGGTAAGGGTAGCTATACGATTGAACGTGTTTCGCAATCAACAAGTATTTCTGTATATAATCTTACTAACACAAGCGACCCGCTAACTCTTTATGATTTGTATCCCGGTGCTACATGCTATATTGGTATACAGGGTGCAAATGATTGTATTCTTCAGATTTATAGCTATGATGCTGATGGTGTTAGTACAATCCTTGGTTCTGCTGCAAAGAGTAGACCGGAAGTTAGTGTTACTATTCCAGAAACAGCTAACAGCATTCTTGTTAGACTGAGAATTGCCAGCGATGTGGCAATCAGTGAAACCGTTTATCCGTATCTTAGCCTTAGACCAGTTAATAATATAGCTAACTCAATTATCCCGAGGGTAACATACGGTAGACCTATCAATGATAACGAGGGCGCTATTACTACTGAGACTGTTACTGTTGACGGTGTTGTGACAGAGGTTTCGACGGTTCATCTTGACGCTGTTAGACTGCCGGGATATTATATCATTGATTATTCCAGTGTTGTGGACGGCGCACCTGAAGAATTTAGACCGCAGTTTATTAAGGTTGAAAACCTGAGACAATATGTTTCCGATGGGTTTATAAGACAGACTATTGGACGCATGACAACTCAGATTGATACTGTATATTACCGCTTCACGAACGCGAGCGGTACGTTTACTGATTGGGCACAAATGGCAAGTGGCTCTGGCTCTGGTGTTGTTAACAATTATACATATCATAACACAAACACGTTTGAAACAACGGTTAACCAGAATACTTATAGTGTTACTGCTACACCGAGTATCACGTCGGATTATCTGTATTACCTTGCCCCGAGGGGTGATGCGAGTGATAGAACGGCTGACATTGCCACTATGCTGGCTACGAGTGGTGTTTGCAGGTTGGGAGCAGGAACGTATTACATTGGTAATCTCCAGATGCCAAACTATAGCTCCATTATTGGTGTCGGTGCGCGTACCGTTATTAGATTGCTTGATAGCGTAACAGATGGATATGCTATTCGTATGGGCGAAGCATGCTCTATCCGGGATTGCGTTATTCGTGGTGCTAATTCTTATAACGCAAGAACACATGATGCCGCTACACCCGGAACTCGTGTTGGTGTTTTGTGGAGCGGTGCTGATAATGTCCTGCCTACTCGCGGCATGCTGACTAATATTCGGTTTGAAAACTTCAAAGGTAGTGGCATCCTTTGTAGAGAAACTACAATGCTGACTTATCATGAAATGGTTATCAGTAATTGCTTCTTTACATCGTGCGACGCTGGTATCAATATTGCATACCTCAGTGAGTTCCACCAAATCAATAACTGCCATTTCTATGGTTGCTACTATGGCGTTATCAATAATGGCGGTAATAATAATTTCAGTAACTGTGATTTTGCGAGCAACGCTACGCATTTCCTGATTGATAACTCGAACGGTGAGCTTCAAAACCCTGCGCATGCTATTATGAGCAACTGCGAGATGGCTCATGCTTATGGTTTGAGTGAAAGCGGTGAGCTTATTTCGAACGCTGGCAAGGCAATCGAGATTATTGGTGTACAGTCAGGATATAACTTCACAGGATGCGCTTTTGGATACGGTGAAATTGTGCTCACAGACGCTGGTGGCATTACGTTCACAGGTTGTGCTTGGTCTGGTGCAACTGATTATAACGTTATTAAGATAACCCGTGGTACTGGTATTCTGTTTAATGGTTGCACCTTTGGTACTAATCCTACAGTTGAGCGAGTTGATAATGATGTTACGAGATTTATCAACTGCTATACCAAAGACGGACTGACGAACATCACGGTTTAATAGCGAAAACGGCCATGTTAAGACGAAAATGCGCAAAATACACATTCTGAAAGGCGGGTAACTATGGCATATAAAATCATCAGAGACAAGCTCAACATGCACCAGACCGGCCGTGAGATCACGGCGATCCTCGACGCGGCGAGCGACCTGACCACGCTGCAGGTGAACGAGACCGGCCTCGCGCCGGGCAGCATCGCGATCATCGCGGACGCCGGGCTCAAGAGCTATGTGCTCAACGCGTCCGGCGTGTGGAAGAGCACGGAGGAGGCGAGCTGAGATGGACATGGACATTGAGAAGCTCGCGCTGATGAAGGCCGTCGGCGGCTCAGGCGGCGGGGGTGGAGGCTCGTCCGTCCTTGTGGCGCTGACCGCAACCGACAACGACACGACCTACGACCCGGCGGATTACAACGCGGACGGATTCAGCAGTGTCAGCGTGGAGATCGCGGTTCCGCAGGTCTTTGTTGCTCAGAAACAGGTCAGCGGAAACCGTGTAATCTACGACTTTGGCAGAAGCGTTGAAGAATGCGCGATCGGCCCGATTTTGGGTGAGTTTAGTAAAACTGGTGGCGGAATGAGTTTAAGCTTCGGTAATCCACGCGTGTACGATGGAAACGGATCCTATGATCAAGGGAGTTTCAATGGTCATAGCTTTCAGTTTACGAGCAGTGTCGTTTCAACGGGCGAATATCCGTCCAGGCTTGTCGCCGTGACTCCTGAATGAGCCTGAGCACAAACACCAAACGGATACAGAAAGGAACGGTGATGCAAATGAATGACGCAGTAGCCACTCACGCCGCGCTTGCGGTGTTCATCGGAACGCTCGGGGCGGTGCTCGGCTGGAAGGGCGTGATGCTCCTTCTGCTCGCGCTGGCCATGTTCCTCGACTACATCAGCGGCACGCTCGCTGCAAAACACACAGGCACCTGGTCAAGCAAGGTCGCTCGCGAAGGCCTGTTTCATAAGGGCGGCATCATCCTCGTGACGACATGCGCGCTCATGGCAGATGCGCTCTTCTGCACGGCGATCCCCGTGATCCCGCTCGGCGAAGGCTTCGACAACCCGGGCGTCTTCCTGCCGCTCGTTCTCGCGTGGTATATCATCACGGAGATCGGCAGCGTGCTTGAGAATGCCGTCAAGATGGGTGCAACCGTCCCGCACTGGTTCCAGGACGCGATCGCGCACACGCAGCAGACGGTCGACAAGCTGGGGGAGGGTAACATCCATGGCGACACTGAGTGACCGCACCCTCGCTCGTGTGCTGGATGTTGCGGAGCTGCAGCTGGATTACACCGAGCACCCGGCGGGCTCCAACCGCACGAAGTACGGCGCGTTCATGGGGCTCGACGGTCAGCCCTGGTGTCTTTCCTTCATCGTGTGGTGCTTCCAGCGCGCGGGCTTTCCGCTCTACCGCGGCACGGGGTCCTGCACGGCCTTCGTCGAGCGCTACCGCCGCTTTTCGCCGACCCAGCTCGTGCGCGGGGACTACCGCCCCGGCGACATCGTGTTCTTCGACTTTACCGGCAGGCAACGGAAAACCGAGCACGTCGGGCTCGTGACGGCCGTGAGCGCCGACGGCGAGCTGCTGACGACGATCGAGGGCAACACCGGCACAGGCAGCAACACGAACGGCGGCTGCGTGATGCAGCGCCAGCGGCAGACGCGCTTCGTAACCTGCGCCGTGCGGCCGAAGTATCCTGACACCTGAAAAAAGCGCGATCGAGGAGCAGAAATGCTTCACGATCGCGCTTTTATTCATACTCAAATGCTGATAATCAACAAAATCACTTTCTGGTCGGTATTACTTCCGTCCAATAGCCGTCCGGGTACTAAACATTTGTAAACAGGGCCTTCAGGTCAGCTCGACATTCAGTTTTTTGGCGGGGTCTGCGGTGATTTTCGCGACAAAGCTTCGCCAGAAGGAGCGGCGGCCGGGCGGGTCGGTGCGATCGTAGGTCTCGCGCCAGCCTCCGGTTGCCTCCATCTCCTTTGCGAGCTTCAGGCTCCTGGACGCCCGCGGGAGCGTCTCACGCAGCGCGGCGAGCTGCGCGGTCGCGGACTTGTACTCCTGCCGATAATCCTCAAGGGGGATCAGATCGGCAAGGTACAGCTCCCTGAGCTTCCGGATCCGCGTCTCAAGGGCGTTGGCCTCGGCGAGCTTTTCGGACGCGGCGGCGCGGTCTTGCGCTGAGCCGAAGGCGCGGCAGTCAAGCAGCCCGTCCATCTGCCGCAGCAGCTCGCGCTCGACGTCGGCCTCGCGGAGCATGGCCTTGTTGCTGCAGGTGCCCTGCCGACGTGCGCCGCACTGATACCAGCGCTCGAGCCCGCGCGACTTCGTGTGTGAGTAAGACGCGATATACCGGTGCCCGCACTCGCTGCAGTAGATCAGCGAGGAGAACAGCGCCGGCGCGTCCGATTCCTTCGTGCGCTTCGATGGGGTCTTGAAGCCCTTCCGGATCGTCTCAAAGTCAGCGACGGAGAGATACGCGGGGATGAGCCCGTCAACGCCGTTGAAAAACCCGGTATAGCTCCGGTTGTGCAGCATGAAGTAGGCGGTGTTGCGCGAGATTCTGAGCCCGAGCTCTGCGGCCGCACGCTGCGCGCACACAACGCTGCCGGAGGCGAGGAACTCGTGGAAGAAGGCCTCGACGGCGGGCTTCGTCTCCGGATCCAGCGCAACGGTCTTTCCGCTGAGCCGGTAGCCGAGCGGGACGTTGCCGCTCACGACCTCGCCGCGCTCCTTCTTCCGCTCGAACACGGCGCGGATGCGCTCGCTCGTGCGGTCGGCCTCATCCTGGGCGACCGAGAGCATGATGTTGATCTTCAGCCGGCCGGAGGAGGTCTGCGTCTCATAGTCCTCGTGGATCGCGCGCCAGGCGACGCCGTGCGCCTCAAGGACTTCCTGGACTTTGTAGTATTCTGCCACATTCCGGAACCATCTGTCAAGCTTGGTGATGAGAACGGTGTCGATTTTTCCATGGCGAACATCATCGAGCAGCCGCTGCAGCCCCGGACGCTTCGCGGCGCTCTTGCGTGCGGAGATCCCGGCGTCGACGTACTTGCCCGCGACCGTGCAGCCGTGTTCCTTCGCCCACTTTTCAAGCGCTGCCGTCTGCGCCTCGACGCTCAGGCCGTGCTGCGCCTGCTCTTCGGTGCTCACGCGGATATAAAGAGCGACGTTCACGTTGACGCGCCTCCTGTCTTTGTGCTATGATGCCTCTGTCGCCAAACCGACCATCTTGCGATGGGAGGGGGTGATGGCTTGTGGATATCCTGCTCAACTTTCTGATCTCCGTCGCGGCGGGCGTAGTTAGCTACTGCGTCTGCAAATGGCTGGACGGAGATTAGGCGACAACAGCCTGACGGTATAGTCAGCCGTAAATGACAAGAAACCCCCGGGAGGTGGCTCTCCCGGGGGTTTCGTTTGTGATGGTATGGATACCTGCTCACTGGATCCATGCTCATCATACACGCCCCGGGCGGGATTGTCAAGTGAAGTTGAAGGAGAGTTGCAAAATGTGGAAGGAGAGTTGTAGGAGAGTTTCAAACCTGCTTGCCGCTCACTCTCGGAAGATCAGCGGGTGGCGGCGGAGCTTTTGGGCGGCGGAGCGGAGGCCGAGGGCTTCGAGCTCGCGCGTTACGCGCTCTTCTCGGAAAGGGCCGTCTCACCGCTCTGCGTCTCCTCGATCAGGCGCAGCGCCTCCATGTACTCCAT